ATTTGTTAGATCAAATACTTAATAGAGTAGAGATGGATGTTATTGAGAGATTGAAATTAGTACCTAATCCGTTCAGATAAATACTAATATAGCTTGGGAAGTTGACATGTCTGCTAATTGGTATAAGGAGCAACCTACCAATAGGAATTTTTTAAACCCTATTGGTTTTATCCTCAAACTAGAAAAGTTTGCGGGTGTGGATTTCTTTTGCCAAACAGCAAACATCCCTGATGTTACAATGCCTGTAACTGAGGTTCCAACTAGATTCAGAAGTTTACCTATCATTCCTGGTGGTGGAGTAACGTTCGGGGATTTAGTTGTGCGTTTTATTGTAGATGAAGATCTAGTTAATTACAATTCAATTCATAAATGGATTCGTGATAATGGAAACGCAGATGAGATGTTAAGAGAAACTTCTGATGAGGATCAATATACTAATGGTCAGTTACATATTCTCACCAGTGCATATAACCCCGCATTCATAGTAGATTTTAGAAACATGTTCCCAGTAGCACTGACTAATTTACAGTTTGATGCTACAATGACAGATACAGAATACATCACTGCAGAGGTTATATTTAAACACCAGCAGTTTTTCCTTTGTGATAAAAATAGCAAACCCTTATGAATTTTGAAACTCTTCGTAATAAATTTGAAAAATTAAGAGAGTCGTGGGCAGAAGATTCTGCAGTTGACTTTCAATTTAAGAACAAACAATATACCACAGATCTGGGACAGCTTGCTTTAGACATCCCTTTTCAACACAATAAATACTTAAACCATTACACAGATATCTCTCAGATCAAAGCTTCACTTGAATTTGAGATCCGTAAATTGGTTAGGGAAAAGCGTGAGTATTACTCTGGAGAAGCAGACGCTAAAGTTTACGCAGCCAAACCATTTGGATCAAGCATTAAGACTTCCGAGAAAATGAAAACATACCTTGAGAGTGATGATGAAGTCATCCAACTTGAGGCGAAGATCAAGTATCTAGATCAGATGTTGTACTGGTTGGATCAAGTCATGCGTCAAATTTCTAATAGAGGGTTTCAGGTCAAGAGTGCTATTGAATGGGAGAAATTTGTTAACGGACAATGATGACTACCCTTTCTATTAAAAAGAAGAACGAAGTTTACATCACAATCAATTCTACAGAAGAGCATGTACACAGGGAACTATCTGACTACTTTACCTTTGAAGTTCCTGAAGCTAAGTTTTTAAAAAAGAATCCTAGATACAAATATTGGGATGGAACTATACGTCTGTACTCACCAGGTACAGGCGAACTTTACCATGGGTTAATGAAACATGTTCAACAGTGGGCAGATGAAAGACAATATACTGTTGAATATGAAAAGAATGATTGGTACGGAGATGTAGAAGACGATAATAAATTTGTGTCTCCTGCTGGTGTTAAACACTTCATGGATAAGATATGCAATATAAAACCCCGTCCATACCAATACAAGGCAGTGTACGAGGCTTTAAAATATAATCGTAAGTTACTTCTATCTCCTACGGGGTCTGGGAAGTCTCTTATGATCTACTCCATAGTCAGATACTATGCTGCCACCACAAAGAAGATACTTATAGTCGTCCCAACTACATCCCTTGTTGAGCAGATGGTCAATGACTTCATTTCTTATGGCTGGAATGCTGACGACTTTGTTCATAAAATTTATTCGGGGAAGGATAAGAATACAGATAAACCAATTATTATTTCAACTTGGCAATCAATCTACAAATTCCCCAAGAGATACTTTGATGATATTGATTGTGTCATTGGTGATGAAGCACATCTATTCAAGAGTAAATCACTTACTGGCATTATGACAAAACTCCATAATGCTAAGTATAGGTTTGGATTTACTGGAACACTTGATGGTAGTAAAACACACAAGTGGGTTCTAGAAGGATTGTTCGGTAATTGTGAACGTGTAACTAAAACAGATGACCTAATTAAAGAAGGTTACCTATCTAAATTTAGAATCAAAGTTCTACTTTGTCAACATGCTCCTCAGCATTTCGAGACATACCATGACGAAATGGAGTATTTGGTAACTCATGTTGGTAGGAATAACTTGATTAAAAATCTGGTTAACGATTTAAATGGCAATACTCTTGTACTCTTTAACTATGTAGAGAAGCACGGGGAACCACTTTATGACTTAATAAATAGTACCATAGACCCAGAGCGGAAATTGTTTTTCGTTCATGGTGGTACTGATGTAGAAGACCGCGAAGAAGTTCGCCAGATTACAGAGACGGAATCAAATGCTATCATCGTTGCCAGTTATGGCACCTTCTCTACAGGTATTAACATCAAACGTCTTCACAACATTATCTTTGCGTCCCCAAGTAAGTCACGCATTCGGAATCTCCAATCGATTGGAAGAGTGCTCAGGAAAGGCGAAGGCAAAGAAATAGCAACCTTATATGATATCGCTGACGATATTGGCGGTCAGAATTATACACTTAAACATCTGAATGAAAGAGTCAACATTTATAATGATGAAAATTTTAAGTATGAGGTTATTAGAGTAAACCTTAGAGCAAACTAATATGGATGAAGAATTCCTAGCAACTGTAAAATTAATATCAGGTGAAGAAATTGTAGCAAAGGTTTGCTACTTAGAAGATGAAGATAAAGTTTTATTAGAAAATCCTCTTCAAGTTGATATTGCAAAACAGAAGAAAGGTCAGTTAGAAATTTCTGGTTTCTCTTTTAGAGAGTGGGTTGCCGCCACGTTTGATAATATGTTCATTCTCAATAGGCATCATATTATTACAATGTCTGAAGTTGATGGACCTATTAAAGAATTCTATGAAAAAACCCTGCAACGTTTAGAGAATGGAAAAACTCTAACGGGCAGGGGTAATAAATTACCTAGATCATCTGGATATCTAGGTTCCATCAGGGAAATGAAAAAATCCTTAGAGGATATCTTTAATAAGAGTTAAAAGCTACAACCTCCTCTTGAACCCTTACAGAGTTATCCTACTCAGGTTTATCAGGTTTGTCAAGCCCCCTTTACAAATCCATTTCGCTGTGCTATCATAAGTACAGATTATGGTACTAACCATGGCACCCGCAGTAATGACCCGAAAAAAGACAGAATACTACGTCAACAACAAAGAGTTCCTTGCTGCGATCACTGACTATCGGCAGAAGGTTCATGCCGCTAAGGAGGCAGGCGACCCACGCCCAAGAGTCACCAATTACATTGGTTCTTGCTTTCTAAAGATCGCAACACACTTATCATACAAACCAAACTTTGTCAACTACATGTTCCGAGAGGACATGATCTGTGACGGCATTGAAAACTGCCTCCAGTATATTGACAACTTCGACCCAGAAAAATCTAAGAACCCTTTTGCTTACTTCACTCAGATCATTTACTATGCATTCTTGCGTAGGATCCAGAAGGAGAAAAAGCAACTAGAGATCAAAGGCAAGATCCTAGAAAGGTCAGGATATGATGAAGTTATGCACACTGACACATACGATGGTAGTATGTCTGGTATGAATGCTTCTTATTCTGACATGGGTAGCATCAAAGAAAACATTGAAACTAAGATGAATCGCTAATGCCCAACCCCAATGCCTTATATGATGACATGGAGAAGCTTAATGCTCTCTATGAAGAACTCTGTTGGGATCATGATGATAAACTTGTGTTTACACATGATGGAAAACGAGTTATAATTTACAATGAAACTCAAGAAGAGGGAATCAGATTTAATGCTAAACGATCTAGAACGTAATTTATCTGTCGTGAGAAAGATTCGTCTCTCATCTGGTAAAGTACGTGGTACACTATCTTTCAAATCTGTTGATTCAACATGGAAGATTTCCGAACAATCTATGACACTTAATCACAATGAAACTTAAACCTACAGAAAACTATGAACAACTCTTAGCAAGATTTACTAAGAGGATTGATCAGATCGGTAGTCAAAGTCCCAAGAACACAGTAGAAGCAGAAAAACAAAAAGAACAATTAGATTACTTGCGTGGATGCAAAGACACGATAGAATATCTAATGACAGGTGCATTACCAAATGATGGTAACCATGACGGAATGAAAAACCATAAACCTAACCATGAGACTAACACAGAAAGTAATTGACGAAATTCAATTAGCAATGCAACACACCAAGAAGGATGGCACTGTCAACTGGAAGGATGGTGATGACATTGATGTTTGTCTTGGCGGCACATTTGCTGGTGATAAGTTTATCAGCATTATTAATAGGACACGTAGCAATACAACTAAACAATGAAAATTGCACTGATTACCGATCAACATCTGGATGGTCGTAAAGGTTCTTTGCCATTCTGGGATTACTGGCAAAAGTTTTACGATGAAATATTTTTTCCAACACTTGAAAAAGAAAACATCACCACAGTCATTGACTTAGGTGATACTTTTGACAATAGAAAATCTATGGACTTTAATACTTTCAATCGTATTAAAGTAAATTATTTTGAGAAGTTAAAAAAATATACTGTTCATATGATTCTCGGTAATCATTGTACATATTATAAAAATACAAATCAGATCAATTCTCCAGAACTATTACTGGAGCAATATAAGAACATAACGATTTACTCTAAACCAGATGAAATTACTCTGGGTAGTAAAAAGTTTTTGATGATGCCATGGATTAATTCTGGAAACAGAACTGATAGTGTAGAGGATATGCAAAACTCTACTGCTGATATTATGTGTGGTCATCTTGAGTGTGATGGATTTGAAGTCACACCTGGTATGAAATTTGATGGTGGGTTTAAAGTTTCTGATTTTAAAAACTTTAAACGTGTTTGGTCTGGACACTTCCATCATAGATCAAAGAGAGGAAATGTCCAATACTTAGGTAACCCCTATCAGATGTTCTGGAATGATTACAAGGATAAGCGTGGGTTTCATATCTATGATACTGAAACTGATCGACTCAGATTTGTGGAGAACCCCTTTGAAATATTTGAGAAGTTCTATTACAACGACATCGAATCGGACTACAACAAATACGATGTGTCTGATTATAGAAGCAAGTTCATCAAACTCATCGTTGAAGAAAAACGTGACTACCAAATGTTTGAAACATTGGTTGATCGTCTTTACAATGTAGGTGCTCATGATGTAAAGA